ATCCAAGAAAGGGATCGACAATATAAGGAAAATATTCAAACCTGAAACGGAAGTGTACCATGATCTACATGACCAGCATATAGGGTCACATCATCACGTGAATGACACGATCTTCCATATTGGGAAAAGTATTGCCAAGGAACACAGCATCCGTGATGAGTTATTGATGTCAGTTAAGTTTCTTGAAGATAAACCTAACGTGGTACTTGTGGACTCAAACCATCACCGTCATCTTGATCAATGGTTCAATCGATTCAAAGCTAATAGAGATCCTGTGAATGCAGATCTCTATTTTGAACTAGGTGAGATGGCGCGAGAGGATTTTCGTAAAGGGGGGGATGCTAATCTATTTCGACTATTTATCGAAAGGTATTCGAAGGTTCCGGTTACATTTGTCCACGGTAATGATTTATTCATCATAGGAGAAATAGATTGCAGCCAACATGGAGATAGAGGCCCAAACGGCGCAAGAGGTAGCGCGAAATCGTTCAGCAAGACGGGCTATAAAACAATCATTGCGCATGTGCATACACCTGGGATCGAGAAGGGATGCTGGCAAGTAGGGACTTCTACATTGAATTTAAACTACGCGATAGGGTACTCATCGTGGATGATAACTCACTGTATAATCCATAAGAATGGGAAACGGGCATTGGTTAGCATCGTGAACAATAAACTCTCCCCAATATTGAGGGAACTAGCACTAACAGCATAAGAGGTAATATAATGAACTCACACTCACAGACAACTTTTCATCGTCAGAAATTTCTGATTCTCGGTCACGGTCGCCACGGTAAGGACACCGTTGCTGAACTCATGCATAAACATTACGGTATAAGCTATATTAGCTCCAGTTTCGCACTATGCAAGGAGATATTTCCAGCGCTTGATGCAGCGTTGGGATATACGTCAATGATGGATGGGGCCGGCGAGTACATCGATATGACGGAACAAGATTTTATTGAGTATGCATTCCAAGACCGATCGAATCACCGATTGCTATGGAAGGAACTAATTACTCTCTACAATACACCAGATAAGTCGGCTCTCTGCAAACTGATTTTATCTCAAGCAGATTGCTATGTTGGACTTAGATGTGACAAGGAGTATGAAGCCTCTCGGTGTCTGTTCGATCATATCCTGTGGGTAGACGCTCGAAAACGTAAACCCTACGAGGATACAATGCTAGTAAAATTTGACCCTATCCACATGATATGGATTGACAACAACGGAACCCTCGAAGAACTGGAGGACACGGTAAAGCAATTGCACGTGTTACTCTAATGCTTCAGTTATTCGCATTATTACTGATAGGCTTTTTCAAAGTAGCTGCAAGAGCATTCCAGCAAAAGAATGTAATGAATGATAAGTATGTGTCCATCATCCCTGTTAGTTATTTGATGGGCATTTTTGAAGTAGCATTTGCTGGACTCAGTGTAACCAAGATCATCGCAGACGGCTGGTTGCAGATCCTCCCGATAGCATTCGCGTATGGCACCGGTGGGTGGATCGGTTGCTGGTTTGCGATATGGCTGCATAAGAAGGTGCATAAGTGAAGGATTTATTAACACCCTACCAACTGCACGATTACCAAAAAGATTGTGTCCTACACATGCTCTATAACCCAGACTCCATGCTCTGGCTTCAGATGGGCCTTGGTAAGACGCCAATCACTCTTACAGTAATCGTGGATCGTATGCGTGCGGGCCAAGTGCAGAAGACGCTCATCTTCGGCCCGCTTCGCGTGGTGCAATCCGTATGGAACCGGGAATGCCAGAAGTGGAGTCATACTAAACATCTACGGTGCAGCATCCTGACTGGAACCAAAGAGCAACGCACCCGCGCACTGTTCGCTGACGCCGACATTTTCTTGTGCAACTACGAGAATATGAACTGGTTAGCTGAAACACTGAAACACTACTACCTGGATCAGAATCGCCCCATCCCGTTTCAAATGGCTGTCTATGATGAAGTGTCAAAACTGAAGAACAGTACCTCGGTTCGTATGGCTGGCGGGAAAATAGATCGCAAGGATAAATGGGGCGCAACTTATGAGATCAAGAAGTATGGCTGGCGTCGATTCCTGAATGAATTTCAGTACCGTGTAGGGCTAACAGGCACCCCAGCCCCCAACGGATACCTGGATCTGCACGGACAGTTCCTCGCGGTGGATGGCGGCAAGCGTCTAGGCGAATATAAAACACATTACCAAGATAGCTATTTCATCAAAGGATACAACGGTTGGGGGTACGAGCCGACGGAAGAAGGTAAGCGTTGGATCGAATACCATATTAGAGATATTACTAAGAAGATGGACGCTAAAGACTACCTGGATCTGAAGGGCAGTAAGATCACGAACCTTATGGTGGACCTGCCCCCCAAAGCCCGCAAAGCTTACCAGGAAGTTGAGAAGGAAATGTTCACCCGGCTAGATAGCGGATCTGAGATTGAGCTTTTCAACAAAGCCAGCGTCTCAAATAAGTGTTTGCAATTCTGTAACGGAACTCCGTACGTAGGTGATTCACGTAAGGAATGGGAAGTGCTGCACGATGCCAAGCTGGACGCTTTGGATGATGTACTGGAAGAAGCCGCAGGGCGCCCTGTGCTGTGCAGCTACACGTTCAAATCGGACGCTGAACGAATTATGCAACGGTTTAAAAAACTCCGCCCTGTGAACCTTACAAAAGAGCCGTCACGCAAAACGCAAGAGATCATCGATCGATGGAACCGTGGAGAAATCGAACTGTTGGTAGGGCACCCGGCGTCTATGGGGCATGGTATCGATGGACTCCAAGAGAACGGCAGTATCCTGGTGTGGTTCGGTGTCAATTGGAGTCTGGAGCTTTGGGAACAGATGAACGGACGCCTGGACCGTCAAGGTCAGACGCAAGTGGTGTCTATCATCCGCATACTTTGCAGGGATACTATCGATCTAGCGGTGGCTGACGCGATCGAGCGCAAGTCAGATGATCAAGAAGGGCTTAAGGCCGCGATGCAACGTTATCGTCAAGGCTACACGACGAATGACCTAGAAGTGAATTTCTTTTAAGGTTATAATTTGTACAGCTTTGGAGGGTTCACTATGTCTGCTTTTCTGAACAAATGGGCAGGTCTAATCATAATCGTGGGGGCCATTATGTGGTTGATTACCCATGACTATATAAAGGCGGATAAAGTTCTTGAAAAAATCCCCGATGTAAAGATCGAAAAGAAAATCAATTAAGGATGCGGGAGATGGGCAATAAGCCACTGATACGCGGCATACAGCCCCGCCCCGATCAACGGCCACTTAAGCAGCCATAGACCAAATTTCTGAACACTTATTCCTACTTTCACGGCGCCTGCGGCATTATTGTATAATTCAACCACACCACTAGTATCGTGGGTGAGTCGTTCAAGCGCTGCGGTACACCGCTCCTGCGCTTCAATAAGTTTATCAACTCGCGCATCGCGTTTGTCACAATCGTCCTTATGTTTTCTAAATTCCATTTCTAGTTGATGTAATCGTTCTTCAACCATCTTTCTTAACGTCGAGGGATCGATGCCACTGGTAGAACCCGATGACTGTGGTCAGGATACCTATCATCGCGATGACCACTGACGAACTCGCGCCGTCCAATTTTGTTAGGATAGCGGGATCAGTGACGCGATACACAACGAAGGTGATCAATCCCATCGACCAGAATAACGCAACCCTGCGAGCGCCTTTGTGTTTATTGAAGAAATTGTCAATCATGTTTGCTTACCGATTTATACCAATCTTGCCAAGCGGTTAACCTGTCGACCGAATCTTGACAGGCCGCGTAGTTTTGGGTAACGACTTGGAGGGCGTTCCCAAGGTCTCGAACTTTTTCACCGGTTGCATCAGTTTCGCGGGAGGAACCGGCAACTTGGGGCACTGGGGTGGCGGCGTCATGGATGCGCAGCCAATCATCATCAAGCTTAAAAAAGCTATTAGAGTTTTGAGTAACATATTGAATCACCTTTTTCGTTACGACTTTGACCTTTTGTTCTCTCTTAACTTCTTTGGCTGCAAGTTCACGTTCAATGGCTGAAGCCTTTTCACGCTGTAACCGTTCGACATCAAGAACAAATTGCATATTTTTCTTTTCAGCTTCCTGTAACTGTATCACTAAATGATCATATTTGTTAGACCAGTAAAGCTTTGTAATGTAAGCACCACCGAGTGCTGATGCAATTGCTATACCAAGAAATAAGTATTTTTTGAACATGATTAAATACCCAAGTATTCAGTTTTAAAGAACATAACATTCAGATAATCCGCCGCGCCAAAGTTGATCGTTGATCCTGAAGCATTGTAAATGTGGGCGCACCAATACTCAGTACTTCCTGTTGTTGCCGGTGTGATGTTGACAATTGCTCCAGGATAATATCCCCCATATATAAATCCTTTACCAATCGATCCATTGGTAGCGATACCCGAGTAATATTGATTAGTTACTACAGTGACAATACTTCCAGAGGTGACACTTACACCGTTCAAACTCTTGCGCCACGCCATATTAAAATAAATACCTTGATTCACAGCTGCTAGTGCTGCGTTACCCAAATATAGTTTAGGCGTCTTTAGTGTCTCTTGTGCAATATCTGTTATATGTGTAGGACTTTCAACACTTGGGGTAACTGAACTATTATATTTCATCAACTTCTGAATAATACTGCC